CTATTGCCAGAGGTGATGGGGATGATGCTATTGAGTTTGCCGAACTGTTTGGCTCTATTGGTAAAGATGGAATTGCTGGTCGAGCAGGGCAACCGCTTATCTTGCGAGATTGGCAGAAGGAACTTCTAAGACACCTTTATGCTCGAGATGCTAATGGTGGCTATGAGGCTCAGACTGCTTTGATTGGTATGCCTCGAAAGTCTGGCAAGTCAGCCTTATCTAGTGCCGCTGTTGCTCTTTACTCTTTGCTTGCTGAAGGTGTGCAAGGTGGTGAAGTAATTGTTGCTGCTGCCGAAAAGGAACAGGCTCGCATTGTGTTTGGTGAGGCTCGCCGAATGGTCGAGTCAAGCGAACTATCTGAGATGGTGCAGGTTTACCGCGACTCTATCTATGTGCCAAGCACTCACTCGGTTCTCAAGGTTGTATCTGCCGAGGCCTACTCAAAAGAAGGTGCTAACCCTCATAGGCTGGTGCTGGATGAACTCCATGCTATGAAAGACCGCAAGCTCTTTGATGTTTACTCGCTGGCTATGGGTAACCGAGGCAAGATTGCTCAACTTGTAGCGATTACCACCGCTGGAGTAAAGCAAGACATCACAGGCCAAGACTCTATTGCTTACAGCCTTTATCAGTATGGCAAGCAAGTTGCTAATGGCGAGATTGATGACCCGAACTTTTTTATGGCTTGGTGGGAAGCACCGCCAGAGGCAGATCACCGATTGCCTGAAACTTGGAAGTTGGCTAACCCTGCTTTTGATGACTTGGTTGCTGAGTCTGACTTTGCCTCAGCAGTCAAGCGAACCCCAGAGGCCGAGTTTAGAACTAAGCGCCTCAATCAATGGGTGAACACTAAGAGCGCATGGTTGCCAGCCGGTGCTTGGGATGCCTTGAAGGATGACTTTGAGATGACTCCAGAAGATGAGTATGTGGTTGGCTTTGACGGTTCTTGGAAGAATGACTCCACCGCTCTTGTAGCAGTTCTCTTACCTAAAGAAGAGGGCGAGCCTTTCCGAGTCAAACACATCAAGTCATGGGAAAAAGACTTCACTATTGATGATGACTCTTGGCGAGTAGACAAGCATGAGGTTAGCCAATACCTGCTTGACCTATACAGCCAGTTCCCAAAGATGAAAGAACTAGCCTGTGACCCTTCCTATTGGGAAGATGAACTTTGGGATTGGAACGCTGCTGGCCTACCAGTTGTTGCTTACCGAAACTCAACCGAGCGCACTATTCCAGCAACCGCCAAGCTCTTTGATGCCATTATGTCTGGTGCTTTAGTCCATGACGGTTCGCCATCTATGGCTCGGCACTTGGATAACTGTATCCTCAAGATTGACAACCGAGGCGCTCGCATTACAAAAGACTTCCGCCAACCAAAATTGAAGGTGGACAACGCCATTGCCCTAATGATGGCTTATGACCGCGCAAGCGGTAGAATGGAAGAACAGGTTGTTCCACAATTTTTCGCATAGGCAGGGCTGATGGCTGGCATTTTTGATTTCTTTAGAAAAGAAGATAGAGCAATTTCTTTTCAGACTGTTTGGGGTGCTGGCTTCGATACTGAGATTGTGAACCCTTCTGGCGTGAACATCAACCAGAACACAGCCTTTGAGGTTGTTGCTTTCTGGTCAGCAGTTAGCCTAATTAGCGACACTATCGCAACTTTGCCAGTAGATTCTTTCATCCGCCAAGACGGAAACCGCCGACCTTACCGACCTCGACCTGCTTGGGTAGACCAGCCAGATGTAGACATGACCCGACAGGCTCACTACCAGCAAGTCTTGGTTAGCCTTCTAGTAAATGGAAACTCTTACACTCGAGTTTTCCGCAACTCAAATGGTGATGTTGTAAACCTTGTCTGCCTTGATCCTGCAACTGTTCAAGTTTCTCGCTCAGCACTTGGTCGCAAGATTTTTACCATTGACAGCGAAGACAAAGCTCTTACCTCAGATGACATTGTTCACATTACAGACCTTATTCAGCCAGGTAGCCTAACTGGTCTAAGCCGCGTTGAACGCCTAAAGGAAGCACTAGGCCTTTCAGCAGCAATGCAGTCTTTCGCTGCTCGCTTCTTTGGAACAGGTGCAACCACTCAGGGCATTATTGAGTTCCCTGGCAACCTAACTCCAGAACAAGCTAAGAACTTGCGAGATGGCTTTGACTCAGCGCACCGAGGTTTCCGCCGCGCACACAAGACTGGTGTTCTTTCTGGTGGAGCAACTTACAAGCAGACAACAGTTCCAAATGACGCTGCTCAGTTCCTAGAGTCACGCCGTTTCTCTGTCGAGGAAATTGCTCGAGCATTCAACATTCCTCTAAGCATGATGGGTGTTCCAGGCACTCAGTCTTATGCCTCAGTTGAACAGAATGCTATTCAGTTTGTGACTCACACACTTCGACCATACATTGAGAAACTTGAATGGTCTTACTCTCGCCTTCTACCAGTTGAGGCTTTCATAGCATTCAACACCAATGGCCTACTGCGAGGTGACTTCAACTCTCGCATCTCGGCTTACGCAACTGGTCTACAATCTGGCTTTATGTCTGTCAATGATGTTCGCCGCCTAGAAGACCTAAGCCCAACTGAGGCTGGAGATCAATACCGAGTTCCACTAGCAAACATTGCCCTAACTGATACCAACTTGGTAGCAGAAACCGAAAAGACCAACATGGTCAAGGCTTTGATTCAGGTTGGCTTTGAGCCAGAGGCAACCCTAAAGGCATTTGGTCTGCCAGTAATTCCACACACCGGAGTTCCAAGCACTCAGCTCCAGGCAGTCAATACTATTGACCCAGAAAATCCAGAATCGGTCTACGGAGTCTAATGGCAATCACATCAGGTCATTTGACTGTTGGAACTGCAGCAGTTCAAATTGATGGTTCTTATGTAAGCAACTATCGCTTACATATTCATAATGCTGATAACCAAGAAAATCTATATCTTGGTGGGCCTAATGTTTCTATTACCAATGGACTTGCTCTCCCTAAGCAAGATACAACTGAATTGCTTATGAGTCCTGGTGACTCAATTTGGGTAGTGTCAAGTTCTACTGGTCACCTAGTCACTTGGTTGAAGCAGGACTAATGCCTTACTTTATTACTCAAAAAGAACCAGACTGCTCAGGTTGGGCAGTTGTTAGTGATGCTGGAACTGTTCATGGTTGCCACACTACAAAGCAATCAGCGATTGATCAGGCAGTCGCTATCAGTCTTGCAACCGATGAAGAGTTTGTCGGCGAGCGGTCAGAAGATAGAGCAATCAATCAAGATGCACCTGCTTACATGAGGATTGCCGCTAGGCGAGGGTTGGAATACTATAGCGAAGGTCTAGGCGGAGATGGTCTAGTTGAGCGCACTATTCGAGAAGCCCGAGAGATGGCCGATGGCAATGTGTCAGATGACAAGTGGATTCGCATTGCTGCTTGGATTGCTCGCCATCTCGGAGATTTAGATTCTCCAGATGCAAACCCAGCCTCAGACAACTATCCGAGTGCTGGTGTTGTCGCACACCTACTTTGGGGTTCAGGCCCATCAAAGCGAGCAGCCGAAAGAACTCTAGCCTATGCAGAATCAGTTGTTGCTAGAATTAGAGCAGATGAAGAAAGTCAAAGAATGAACACAAACCGCGCATTGCCAGATGAACTAACAGTTGGCGATACTGTCGCTTGGGTTATCCAAAACACCGAGATTGAATCTTATGCTGGTATTGTTTCCGAGCTTATGGAAACTGATGCTCATGTTGCTATCTGGGATGAAGAACATGGCATCTGGACACCAGAAGGCATCACCGCTGTTGTTCCTATTGCTGACCTAAAGAAAATCAATCCTCTTGTTGGCGAGCCAGAAATGGAAGAGCCTATGCAAGACCCTTCTATGCCAGCAGACATTCCAGATGTTCCTTTTCAAGTGCAATCGCGTGATAAGTGGATTCGAGCTGCTTGGGCTATCAAAGCAAAACTAGAAGGCGCTTCAGATGAGGCTCGCGCTCTAGGCAAAAATGAAACTCGCACTAACCACATTGAACTTAGAGCCGAAGGCGATGGTCGCTCTTTCACAGGTTATGCCGCTCTATTTGACCAGCCAAGCCTTCCACTACCTTTCACCGAGTATGTAAAGCCAGGCGCTTTCAAGCGCTCGCTACAATCTCGCAACCGCATGATGCTTCTTTGGAATCATGACACCTCAAACCCTCTTGCTTCCACTCGCAACGGATCACTCCAGTTGGTCGAAGATGCCCGAGGTCTAAAGGTCACAGCAACCCTGCCAGATACAACTCTTGGTCGCGACATTGCCGAGTTAGTTCGCACAGGCGTTGTAGACTCAATGTCTTTTGGATTTTCTGTCAAGAAAGATTCATGGTCACAAGATGGCCAGACTCGCTACCTAGAAGATGTTTCTCTCTTCGAAGTCAGCTTGGTTAGCACTCCAGCATATGAGGCAACCGCTGGCACAGTATCAGTTCGCTCAGGTGACTCAATCTCAGCAGACACTCTGGCCGAGGCTTTGTTCAAGGTAGAAAATGGGGAAGAACTAGATGCTGCCGAAGGTGCTGTTGTAGCAGATGTTATTTCTCGCCTAACAAAAACTGAGGAAGTCCAAGAAGTTGAGGGTGACATTCTTGCCCTGAAGCAGAAAAAACTGGCTCTACTAATGATGGGAATCTAATGCCAACTAAAGATGAAATTGCTGTAGCAATCAAGGTAGTAAAAGAAGTATCTGGTGATCCAAGCACAGGTGCAATCAAAGAACTGCTAGACTTGCTAAACGCTCCGGCCAAAGAAGCCAAGAGCTTTACACCGGTCACCGAAACCCGAGTGGCTGAAGTAAAAGAAACTCGCTAACACCTTTCGAGCGAGATAAGACCCCAGACTGACCCCCTTTCCAGTCTGGGGTTTCGCTTTACATACCTTTGGTAGAATTGCTACTAGGTTCTGAGTTTGCTCGGCCTCTTGTCTGCTCTGAGTTTGCTCGGCAGAAATCAATAATCCAATCCAATCAAAGGAAAAACTATGTCAGAGTTCATTAAGAACCAGGCAGAAGTTCGCAACAACCTAGTTGCTCAGATGCGTGAAGTTATTGACTTCGCTGAGGCTGAGAAGCGCGGACTTTCTGCTGAAGAACTACAGAAGATTGATCGCCTAGAGGCGGACATTGCAGAACGCGATGCTTCAATCGCAACCGCACAGCGAGTAGAAGAGCGCGCTGCTCAGGCTACTGCTGCTGCAACCACATTTGCACCAACCACTACTGCTTCAACTTCAGATGCAGACATGCTTCGCGCAATTGCTCGCGGTGAAGTTCGCGGACATGAGTTCGCTCGCGAATCACGCGCTGCTCTAGTTCCATCAGCAAACACAGTAGGTCAGTCTTTCTACAACCGCGTATTTGAGATTGCACAGCTTGTTGGCCCAATGCTACAGACCTCTGAGATTTTCAACACTCAGAGCGGAGAATCGCTTGTAATCCCTACAGTAACAGCCACTTCTTCAGTTGGTTCTGTTGCTGCTGGTTCAGCAATCACCGAGTCAAACCCAACCTTCTCATCAATCACTCTTGGTGCTGAGAAATACGGTGCGCTAGTTAGCCTATCTTCAGAACTAGTAAGTGATGCAGGATTCCCAATTGAGTCATACATCGCTACCGAACTTGGTAAGTCAATCGGTCTACAGACCAACTCAGTATTGACCACCAAGCTAGTTGCTGCTGCTGGATCTGCTGTAACAGGTGGAACTGGTGTATCAGGTGCTGCTACTTATGAGAACCTAATTGACTTGGTTTACTCAGTAGATGGATCTGCTCGCCAACTTCCTTCAGCCGGATTCCAGATGTCTACAACTGCAATTGCAAGCGCACGCAAACTAAAAGACGGCGCCGGCAACTACATCTGGACTAACTCTGCTGTTCCTGGTCAGCCAGCAACCTTGCTTGGTTTCAATGTATATGAGAACCCAAACTTGGCTGCAGTTGCTACCGGTGCAAAGAGTATCCTATTTGGCGCACTAGATAGCTTTAAGGTCAGAGTTGCAGGCGGTGTTCGAGTTGATCAGTCAGCCGACTATGCATTTAACACCGATGTCATCACCTACCGAGGCCTAACTCGCCTTGACGGTGGCTTGACTCACGCTGCTCACATCAAGTTCTTCAAGGGTGGCGCAAGCTAATTCCTGAATAACAGGCTGGATTCCCCTCAGAGTGCGTAGGCTCTGGGGGGTTTCCTTTTCTGCTAGTGTGTTCTTATGACTACGCAGAAACTAAAGGGAACTACAACAACAGTCTGGAGCAACAGTCCTGGAGAAACTACTGGATATGGCCAGCAAGCCGAGTATCTTGTAAACCGACTAAAGCGAGAAGGCTCTGATGTTGCCGCTTCTTCTAACTATGGTGCTGAAGGTTCGCTAAAAACTTTCAAGACACCTTATGGTGAAATTCCGGTTTATCCTCGAGGACTTGATCCTTATTCAAATGATGTTGCTCCTATGCACCATGCTCATTGGAAGTCTAAGAATCCTAAACAACCAGATACTCTAATTACTCTTTATGATGTCTGGGTGCTAAAGGGCAAGGCTTGGGATTCAATCAATATTGGTTCTTGGACTCCGGTAGACCATGCTGGACTAACTGCTGGTGTTGAGGCTTGGCTTCGCAAAGAAAATGTCACACCGATTGCTATGGCCCCGAATGGTGTTCGAGCTATGGAAGCCAAAGGTATTGAGTGCGAGTATGTGCCTCATGGCATTGATACCAAAATCTTTAAGCCAACTGCCAAGATTCAGGGTGTTCCTGTTCGAGAGTTTATGGGTCTAACTGATGAATTTGTTGTCGGGATGAACGCGGCCAATAAATCCAGCGGGCTAATGCACCGGAAAAGTTTTGGAGAAAATTTATTAGCCTTCGCTATTTTCAGAGAGCGTCACCCAGATGCAGTTTTGTATTTACACACCGAGCCTTTAGGTGCTGCTGGTGGTTGGAACTTGATAAACATTCTTCAGGCTTTTGGTATTCCTAAAGAGGCAGTCATGTTTCCACCCATGATTGATTACAAGTATGGAATGCCTCAAGAAGATTTAGCAGCTCTTTATTCGGCTATGGATGTTCTGCTTGCGGCTGGGCTAGGGGAAGGGTTCGGATTGCCCACAGTCGAGTCACTAAGCTGTGGAACGCGCGTGATCGGTTCTAACTGGGCTGCTACTCCAGATTTAGTTTCAGAAGATTGCTGGCTTGTCGAAGGTCAGCCAACTTGGGATGCTGGTCAAAATGCTATCTGGACAACACCGCTAGTGCCTTCTATTGTCAATGCTTTAGAACTGGCTTACAAGGCAGACCGAGGCCCTAGTCAGATTGCTATGGACTTTGCTAAGCAGTTTGATGTGGATACTGTATGGGATAAGTATTGGTTGCCAGTTATGAAAAAACTATTGAAGTGATACCAGTCCTCGGCTTCTGCACTCTAAAGCGCTTTGATTTAGCCGAGCGCCTACTAGCCTCAATAGATTATCCAGTTGAGAACTTGGTCATTGTTGATAACTCTGGCACTCAGTCTTGGACACCTAGCAAGCCAGAACTTGTAAAAAAGATGTGGGTTATTCAAGTTCCTTTTGGGCTGGGCTTGGTTGGTGCTTGGAATCTAATTGTCAAGTCAACACCTTATGCGCCTTACTGGGTGTTGGTAAATGATGATGCTTGGTTTGAGCCTGGCGCTTTGGAAATTATTGATAAAGAAGTAGACATTGAAGCCATAAACTTTCTTGACATTGTGCCTCAATGGTCAGCGATTGTTCTTGGCGAAAGAATGGTCAATGAGGTTGGCTTGTATGATGAACGCTTTTACCCTCTCTACTTTGATGATAATGATTATGAGCGCCGCATAGATAAAGCTGGTGTGCCTAAGAAAACTATTCAAGCTAAAGTCCACCATGAAAACTCAAGCACTCTAAAGTCTGGGTTCGAGCAAGCAAACAGCAACTCTTACCGAAATAATCAATGGCTTTATGACTGGAAAGTAAGGAATGAGGATTACAGCGAGGGTTGGAATCTGGCTATCAGAAGGGCTAACCGATGGGATTGAGAATTTATACAGGTGGTTCTTTTGACCTTTACCACTATGGACACGCCGACTTCCTAAAGCGCTGTAAAGAACTAGCGGGTCAAGATGGGGAAGTCTTTGTATCCCTAAACACCGATGAATTTATCAAGGCATACAAAGGAAAAGGATTGGTGATGAACTATGAAGAAAGACGGAAAGCGCTCTTGTCTTGTCGCTATGTTGATGGGGTTTTCGCTAATGTCGGCGGTGCTGATTCTACTATTGCGATTGATTTAGTAAACCCTGACCTGATAGTGATTGGCTCGGATTGGGCTAGGAAAGATTACTATTCCCAGATGGGCTTTGATCAGGATTGGCTTGACCGGCGAGGCATAGGCCTTGCCTACATTCCTTACACTCAAGGAATAAGCTCGACAGACATCAAGAGTCGGTTGCGGTTCGAGCGGTAGAATAGTCCTATGGCAATCTCCAATGGATACTCAACTCTCGCCGAGGTAAAGGCTGCACTTCGCATAACTGACACTATTGATGACAGTTTGCTAGAAATGGCGATTGAGTCTGCCTCTCGCCTAATTGATGCTTATTGCGCTCGCTCTTTTTACAATGCTGGAACTGCTGCTCGCTACTTTGTAGCCGATACAGACTGGGTGACCAACATTGATGATGCAGTCACAATTACTGAGATTGCAACCGACACTTCTGCCGATGGAACTTATGATGTTATCTGGCAAGCAGATGACTACCAACTAGAGCCTCTAAATGGGCGCGTAG